CCAGTAGCTTTTTGTTGCGGCATCCTGCGCCAGTGAAGGATCACGCAGGTTACGAATACGGTTATTGAGCGCGTCATAATAGTTCGCGAGCCATGATGGCTTCCTGAGAGATAGACCGGACCACCATCCATACGCCTGCTGCACCAGCATAGTCAGCTTATCGAAAGCATCTTCGTGGATCTCAGGAAAGAAGCCCCCCTGGTTCCTGATGCTGGCTTCCTGCGTAACCGGCGTGCTGCGCTCGATAGAGATTTTGTAACCAGCTGGCAGCGCTGATGTCAGAACCACCTTGCCCCCGTTGTAACGGTTCACGCCGGTAACCGTGTAGTCGGTACCGAGTGTTAGCGTCACGATGCTTTCGGAGGTATCCAGGGTCTGCACCAGCAGGTGGCTTTTATCAAGAATGCGGAACGTGAAATCGTATTGGGTAGTGGCGCCGTTCCCGGTGTACTCGTTACGGCTTACCTGCGTTGAAACTGTCATAGTCTGCTCCAGTGGTCAGCGCTGGCGCGCGTGCATAGAAGCATTCTATTACCCATCAAACCATATATGAATAAAACAGATCGAAACGAGCAAAAACATTACCATTAAGGTAAACAAAAGAGCTCTGGAAAACTTTGTTACCTTTTGATATATGTATATATATACAGTATTTATCGGAGTAATCCTAATGCCAGAGCGGTACCAGTATCCTGTCGACGAAGGTTTTGCGGATCGTATTCACACCCCGGAAGGGGTCAGATCCCTGGTTGTAAAATCACAGCTGATGGAGTTGCTCAGGGAGATGGAGCGAGACGGCCACGATGTCAGCGGTGCGGCGGCGGAACTGGTGGCACTGGTTAACTATGTGACAAGCTCACAGCTGTCGATGCGGGAACTGCAAACACACCTGGATTTCTGCGCAATGCAGTTGCGGCAGCAACTCAGATAGGGATTGATAGCCAGGAAGCACATTTAAAATAATTCTTGACGGATTGCATGAGTGGCTTAAGATTACCGTATTGGTAATTCAACTAAGTATTGAATCGCCACTGACAGGACTTGATAAGTCCGTCACCGAAACGGGAGGAGGAGTATGAAAAAATTTGATGAGTATGAGGGTGTTTAACCTTTAGTTATTCTATTCGCGGGGCTTTCAGCCCCGCTTTTATATCTGGAGACAGTAAGTGTTAAGCGATGAAATGCAATATGCTATAGCAATAGCTCAGATCGTTAGTTCTGCAGCCGTTTCCCTTGGTGTAATAATTGCCGCAATAACAATAGTTTATAATGTAAAAACAGCAAGAAAAGTCCACACATCAGTATTTCTAGGTGAAAGTAGATTTGATGTGGATTACAAAAAAGGCCTATCTACAATGCGAAGAATACATGAATCAAATAAAGCATTTAGGTCTTATATGTATCCAAGCAATGGACAAGCCGATCTCACTGATGAAGAAAAATTGGAGAAGCGGGAGATCATTTATTGCCTTGGATTTTATGAAAGAATGGCGGTAAGCGTTAAGCGCAAGACATATGACGAGACTATGGTTAAAGAGGTTTTCTATAGTTCTGTCGTTAATAATTACGAGATCTCCCTTCCACTTATTAAGGCTATAAGAGAAAAGGAAAATAACAGCACGTATTTTAAAGAATATGAATGGATGGCGAAAAGATGGAAAAAGTGTCCACTAAAGAATAAATAACCCTAGTATAAATTTATAAAGCCCGCTAGGCGGGCTTTTTTGTGGGCGCTTCCCTGCGCCAGCAGCCTCAGTAACCATTGGCCTTAGCCATCACATACTGAGCGTGCGTCTCTATATCGCGCAGTACGGCGCCGATACCAACAATGTAGCTGAGCATGGCCGTTACCTCTGCGGCGGCGCCGGATACATCATGCCCGTCAGCATCGAGTTCGCGGAGTAGCTTCATCACCATTGAGCTTTTCGCCAGTTCACGCAGGCCATCAGGTGAATGGATGTGATCCTGATAGCGTCGGTTAAGAGGGAAGGTGTAGTGCTTCTGCTCGACCTGCAATGCATCCATGATCGCCGGCAACATGCTGCTTGTCATCTCCTGCGCCAGCATGCGGGCTTTATCAGCCTGGGAGAGTTCTTCCCGAACGTAGCGGCCAGTCTTGCGGATCTGCGGCAGCACCTCGCTGGTTACCCATTTGCGGAAGCGATAAGCGTTCGTTCCTTCTACGGCCGCTTTACGGCAGCGGAGCATTAACCAGTAAAGCCCTGACTCGTTAACAACGCTTAAAGACTGGTATCCACCAGGGGTCCGTATTGAATACGTACCCTTTTCATCGCTGTCGACTTTGCGCAAAGCAACATCAACACTTTGTATTTCGAGAGCACTACAAACATCCTGAGCAACAAAATATGGGCGCTGATCAATCATGACCATGCGGATATTTACTGTAGATTCGAATGAGAAGACGGTTGGTGCAGTTTGTTCTGACATTGTGATCACCTTTGTAGTTAGGTTGATCACCACCGCTGAGACCAATCAGGTGGTGGTGAACTGTGCAGAGTTGGTCTTACCGGCTACAAAGGACCCGGCGCGGATTTCTCCGCCCCCACACAGCCCACCATAATCTGGGTATAACTGTGCTTTACGCATAAAAAAACCGCTCGCGCGGTGTGTGCGCCTTTGTAGTAATCCGGGAGACCAATCCCGGCACCGGATTTTGCCGGTACCTGATCACTATGGCACATAGCTTATGCGATGTAAATTTACCAAAAAGGTAATAATATAGCTATATTTTTTTAAAATAAAAACCAAATGTGAATATTAATTACCTTAATATTATGTTTTTGATTGTTTTTTTGCCAAAGCGACTACAATTTAGGTACACTACTACCCAAGAGACCGTACTGATATGTGATGGAGGAGCCATGCAACGTACAAAAAAAGCTGGCCCTAACCTTGAGCGAGCTAAATCAAAAAAAACTTATCGACCACTTCCTGTCCCTGTCAATGTTTTTAATGACGGGGTTATGATAGTTGTTAATGGCAGAGTGGCGAGTGAAGAGGCTCTTGGTGGAGCAGATCTCCATGGCTTCGCACCTTACTTTAATGATGTAAATTACTGCAAAGCGGCATATCAGACGGGATATTATCACGGGTTAAGTGGGTATAATTCTGGCTATTTAGAAAATTTTGTTTTCCACTACAAGTTTTTTGTAGAAGGAATAAAGCAGCCGGAAGCTTTTGATGTAAGAAGTATGCCGCGCGTGAAAAGAATGTCTTTCACTGAGGCATGTGCGCTATCCAAAGAACTATCCGACTCTCGCAAAGAGAGACTGCTGAGAGCAAGTTTTGATGGACCAGAATGAATATATTGGTTATATATATAGCGAAAAAATTTTCAGCACCAATGAAAAATTAAAAAGCTTTAAAGAATCATTTATTTATCATTGGCGGTATGGACACCATCCAGATTTTGGAAAAGATAGTCTTTTCCACAAGCCACCTTGCGTTTATCCTATCCACCTCAGAAAGGTGCATGTTAACACTGGTTTATATACGAACGCATACGGTATTAGTGGAACTGAAGAATGTTGGAAAGACTGGTCTACTGGTCGATATAACTCATTTGGATATGAAAAACAAATCCCCACATCAGATTCTTATTTAATTTATGCAGTATGTGAAAACAGGAATGCAGGCGTACTTGATTTCTGGTTTCCTCCGGCTCATAAAAATGCGGAATTTGAGTCCTCTGTACAAGATATGGTTGAGCTTGCTGATGAATTTTATGAAACAATATCAGGAAAACCAATGGGTAGAGATAAAGAACCATGGCACTCTGATTTCTTGCTCTGCTAGCAGCAGGCCGCGAAAGCGGCCTTTTTTAATGGCTTAATTATGAGCTAAGGTCTACAATGTTCGGGCCACGTTAAGTGGTCTACACATGGTAAGTGAAAATGAAAAAAGCATTAGCAGTGCTGTTTGTTCTGTTGTCTCTGGGTTCAGCTACACAGGCTTTCGCTGGTAACTGCCAGCATCCTGATGATACTGCAGCTGATGGCTCACGCTGTGGCGGCCGTTCTGCTGACTCCCGTCCCGGCGGTCAGTGATAATTAAGGCCGCGAAAGCGGCCTATTTTGCTTGCTTTAACTTCTCATCCATTGCGTATTTAATGCCAACATTTTCCCCATACTGCCTTAACTTTTCTATCATTTCTTGCTGAGCTAATTTAGAAGAGTTTAACCAATAAATATTTGATGATGTTGATTTTGCTATTAAATTTTCACATGCTGATACAGCAGCCTTTGCTATAGCCTCTGCACTCTCGCCAGTTTTAGTATAGCGAATTGCATTTTCTTTAACACAAAGGAAATACTGCTTTGTGTATCTATCACTATCTTCTAGTGTTTCACCATTTTTAGGCTGAATAATGATAGGGTCTGTTGTACTAGCCTTTGATGCTAAAGGGAAAACAAATGAAGCCAATAATGTGATATTAAGTAGTATTCTCATTCTATTTCATCTGCTCTTCAACTTTGTTTAGTAACGGTGATATCGCCCACAGGTTCTGAAATGGTAGCATTTTACGAACCGCGTGGGTTTGCTGGCTATCAAATTCCCCGTTCAATACCCCATGAGCCACCGTTGCAGCATCACCACCGAGATCGAAAGTCGGCCCCAGCATAGCACCAATGGCATTGCGGCTTTGGAATCTGGATACCGGCGGCGCACCAAACATCGCGCCAAGACCAAACCGACCGCCGCTAACGTTCTCGACGGTATTCAGTGGCTCAGACAACCAGCCAATCATACCGCCACGGTCAATCCCCTCTTTCACAAGGTTATTCCAGCTGTAGTCGATATCGCGGCCGCTAAGCTTTTGCTTCATCATATAGACCATAGACCCGAGTGCGACAGTACCCAGAGCGCCCAGATAGAATGACGCATCCCCCTGCTGAATACCAGATACCAGCACGCGATTATGCTGAGCAAAGATAAACGTTTTGAACTGGGTGATCAGTTTCCACCCCTCTTTACTGAAGAACAGCGGCGTATCGCCCACGCCAGGGGTTACAATCACCGAATCGACATCCTTCAGAACCGCGGCCTGGAATATCTCCCTAACGTGACGATCGTCCCACAAGTGGCTGTGGCCGGTTAGAAGTCCATCCATATCCTCGCCGTGCTTACCGAACTGCTCACCGATGCGCCGCAGCATATCCTCATTGATACCAACCTGCGCCATCTTGCGTAATTCGGTTTTGGCTATCTCGCCGCCGCTGGATATCTGCCGAGCCGCATCAAGTATCCTCGACTGCACAATCATTCCTGACCACGATTTAAGCACGCTGTTCCACTGGTTCATCAATGTCCAGTTCCCAAACTTTTGCGTCATCCAGTTAAGACCTCGCTCGAATGCAGTGCGCCGGCTGTAGGGATCGGTCAGGTCGGCAATAGCTTTGGTTCGCGTTGAAAGAACGTACTCCAGGCCAACAGACATTTCGCGCAGGTCTTTTGTGGCGATCTTTACGGCATCCATGTTCCTTAGCATGCTGGCCATAGGACCGAGAGATTTACGCAGACCATGCTGCATCATCGGCCTCATCAGATCGGTGGCCGCTGCGACGGTCATGCCGCCAAGCAGGCGAAGGAAGTTAACATTCCTTGCAACCCGCCCGGCCCGAACGAAGAAACTGCGAGGATCCTGCGGGGCGCCGTAGGTGCCTAGAAGGCGGTCGCGCATTGCAGTTATATCCCTGATATCTGCTTCGCGTTGTTTTTCAAGCGCTGCACGTTGTTTAGGCGTTTTCGCCTCTTTGATCAGCCGCGTATATTCTTCGCTAACCTGGCGAATCTGATCCCCCATGTCTTTACGGCCGAACTGCGCTGTCAGTTCGATTTCCGGAGCCACCTGCCTGAGGTAGCTTTCCATGATGTGATTGACGTCTGACTCCAGGAAATCCTCTATACGTTCATCGGGAATAAGCAGAGTTCGGCTTTTGGTGAAACCAGCCCGGCCAACGAGTCTCTCTGGGATAATATCGGCAGGAACAAGTCCGGAAGGTGCGCCGATTATTTTATTCACGATCTCGTCAGCAGCGTCCTCTGCTTCCTCTCGGGATAGAGGTTCCATCTGCTTTAGAGCCCGCTCGCGGCTTGCATTCAGCCTTGTGGTTGAATTTGCCCGTTTTTGCAGTCGGCGAAGCTCAGAACGGTATTTCCGTGGGTTATCCAGCAACTCCATATGGCGCTGATAGACCGGAAGTTCTTCTTTAGCCTGAGCTATATCATCAAGCCGTGTTTTAAGATCAGAGCTTTCTTTCATCATTCTGGCCTGAAGTCTTTCTGATGAAGTATCAGCCAATTGTTTTTCTATTCTGGTAAGGCGCGCCTGTGTGTCAGCTTCCTGAGATATGAGCTTATTGCGTTTATCCAGCTCTTCCATGAGTAGGATTTTTTTCCCGGACCATTTCTCGGCTTCGGCGATATCACTCGCCAGGGCCTCAGCGCGCGGCGCTGATTCCTCCGCATTTTTCAGACCTGCATTTATCTTTTCAATTCTCTGCCCGGCTTTATCAGCTCCTTTAGCACTAATACCCTGTATCCAGTTGGCTATCCTCCCCCTGAATTCAGTGCGGTCTGAAAGTATCTTATCGAATTTATAAATACGTGGAAGATAGCTTTGTGCCGTCACAACATCGACATCTTCCGGAAGGATCCCAAGCTCCTGCATACGGGCTTTTGTGCTCTCGAAAATAGGCCGAATACTGGCGGCCGCCTGCGCCACTTCAGGAATATCACTCTGATCGCCGCGGCGCATAGCCATGCCCACAGCCTCATTGAAATCTACAAAGTTCATCCTCTTCGCACCGCTGGCGCTGACGGACTTGCTGTACTGCTGATAAGCGTCTCGGGTGGTTTCCATCTGCTTATAGAGCATGGCATCGTATTGCTTAATCTTTGTTTCTGCTGCCGTAAATGTAGCTAGGCCTTCGTCATTTTTGGCAAAGAAATAGTTATTCTCAGCCAGTTGCTGGTTTATCTGTCGGGAAACCAGTGATGGAGACTGAGCCAGCCGGCCAGCAGGCGTGACGCTGAGTGTTTTATTTGCGAGACCAAGCCCAGCTAGTTGCTCCTGATCTAGCGTCGTATTGAACACCTGCGCGGCGCCAATGCTCTGCGGAGAGTCCATGCCACGCAAATTTTCACCAATGGCATTAGCAACAGCGGAGCGCTGAGCGGGCCCTGCAAGAACCTGTGCGCCAGCGCCAAGAATACCGCCAACAAGCGCATCAACCGCTACGTTTGAAATGCTCTCCATCGCCGATCTTGTTTCCTGCGTCGCCTGCAATGACGCTTCTGACGCAACTCCGCCTGCGGCGTTAGCTAAGGCAAAGCGCCCAGCTGTTTCTGCTATGCTCCCGCCGCGGGCCACGGCTCCGGCAGGAATGAACATCGCAGCGACGTTAACCGGATCAATCATTCCCATTGCCAGACTTGAAATCGTTCCTGCGCCTCCGACCTCGGATAGATATTCCCTGTCCGCCTTCTGCTGATCTATGCGGTGCTTAATAGCAAGAGTTTCCTCTGGCGATCCGGCGTTGATAAATGAATCAGCAAAGTCCTCATAGCCTTTAATATCTGCGGCATCATTATCAAACGGGTTATAGCCGTCAACTCGGTCAAACTGGCTGAACGGAGCGCTGGCGATAAAACTACCCAGAGAGTTATCTATGCGGAAAGCCGCTTGCCTGGATTGCTGCACGCGCTGATCGCTGGTAAATGGGTTTACGGCGGAAAGTAAAGAAGGCGTTTCCATATAGAAATCGTTTTCATCTGGCGCGGCTATCTGCTGAATGTCCTCGCCAAGCAACTCTTTCGGATCCTGTTCATACGTCGGCATTATTTGCCCCCTGCGTAAATGTTGCTAGGAAGGTTATTGGCTGAACCATAGCCAAAAGGCTTAGTCAGATCTGGCGGCGTATAGCCTTCATTGTTACTGAACTGCGGTAATGGATTTCCTTCTCGCTTCACTCTAGCCTCATCGACTCGTTGCTGCTGGAACTGCATGGTTTGCCTGTACATCGGAGATGTCTGCTGATCTGGTTTGAAGCGAACGGGAAGCCCATTCTCACCATAATACGGACGGACATCATCGTAACCGTCCTGATTTTTCTGTCTCACCATGACCGCATAGCTTTTATCTCTTGGCGTGACACCATCAGGAACGATAACCAAATCAGTATCACTACGAGCACCACCAAAAGCTTTAGCTTTAAGCTCGTTTTTCTCCTGATACCATTGGCCTTCTATCCAGTTACCGGATCCACTGTTCACCCCATAAAGCGCTTCTGGGGCATATTTCATAACCTCTGCACTACCATTAATAGTAGAAACTCCCCATGTGGTTCTGATCATGGCGTTGGTCATTTTCTCAGCCTGGTCTGCATCGCCCCCAGTCTGTGCAAAGTTTGCATCGTAAATTGTCTGGTAATCACGTTGATAGGCCGCATTTGATTTGCCTGGATCGGTAATGTCTGGAGACCAAGAACCAAATGAGGTCAGGCTGCTAGCGTTGTTTTGTGCAGCAGTTGTCCGTGCGGCGACATATTTTTTGTCTCGCATGGCAGTGGAAAGCATCTGTTTCATCCGGTCATCCTGCTGGAATACCTGGCTATATGCCATGTCCACAGCCTTATCCTCCGGAACTCCAGCGCGGGAATAATCGTAAACCTTCCCATAAAATGCCATCGTTCCCTTATCAAGGGTTGCCGCGGCCGCCGGGTTATTATCGAATAACTGGCCGTAGAATTTTGCCATAGGAACAACCAGTGCAGGATCTCTTGAGGTTGCTCCGCTGTTAAGCATAGTTTTGACCTGCGTTGGTATCATGCCGCTTTTAGTTGTGACGGTGGCCAGCGCATTGATGCTCTGCGGATCAGATATCGAAAACGAAGGCGCAATATCCTGAGCAAAGTAATGGTCCACGGCTGCCTGGTTATTTTTGTCGTTAGGATCTAAGGGGAAGTTATTTTGCAAGGATGAAACTAAGCGGTTGCGCCCCTGTTGTGCCTGCCACTCTGTATCCATTTGCTTAAATTTGCTCTGCATTTTCTCCCATCGTTGCTGGTTAGCTGCAAAGCCAGGAGCATTTGGATCCTGAGGGCGAAGTCGCTCAAGAATGTCCTGTCGTCCTTCAGGGGTAAGATCCTTAGCTGCACCAATTACGCCGCCATATTGTATCTGCGCCTGCATATCTTGCCATTTCAACGCCCCAACGCGAGGGCCATTAGCCCGGATAAAATCAGCCTCAGAAGGTAATTGAGCCGGTCTAAGCCCCTCATCAAGAGCTGAATATGCATCCTTCACTACAGAGCTAAGTTGTTCAGCATACTGCTGACGGTACTGGTTATTAAGCTCGTTAGCCTGCCTCAATGCCTGCATTTGCATTTGAGGGCTCATAGCATCAAAAGCGGCATTTCCCGTATAGCGCTTTGGTGAATCAAGGTTAGTTAACCCGAGCGCAGCCGACACGCCAGTTTCAAGCTGGTCAGCACTATATGGAACACTGCCATTTTCATGCTTAACAATACCGGCACACAAAGCTGCAAGGGTTTTAGGGTTGGACACATCAAGCGGGTCATTAGCTCCCACACCAAGAGCGCTGCACAGCGCCTTGATATAAGCATCGGTGTTATTGCCATCGCTGGCCGGCGCCCAACGATTAACGATCTCGCTCACGGTGTCGTATCCCTGGCGCTGGTACGACAGCAGGTTTTTACCCAGCGCGCGGATCCCATGCTCGGGCGTCGCAAAAGTAGCAAAACGGCCATCACTCCCCGTCTGTCCCTCCCAGGGGTTTGAACCTGCTTCAATATTACCGGGGTTGTTATTCCTCAGGCCCCTGGCTGCGCCAGAGTTACCGTGAGCCACAACGCGGCCAACACCATCAAGATCTCCTGGTTCGCCGTTTGTTTGAAGTAATTCGCTGTATTTTTGAGCAATGTTTCCGACCCAGGCCGATTGCCCCATCTGCTCCTTCAGCTGCGTTTTCTGCTGCACGCGCCATTCATCAGGCATGCCATGAGCATCAGCATACTGATCAATAGCATCAAAACGCTGTTTGGCAAGACCCACGAAGGCCTGGTTATCGTTATAAAGACCGGTGGACTGAGTTACGGCTAGGGAGTTCCCAGAAGTAAACGCCTGATCCTGAAATTGCTGGAACTGGCCAACCTCATACCGGCGGGCCTGGTTGTGAAATGACTGCATGGACTGCTGCAATTGAAAAGATAACTGCTGACGGGCTTCGCCATCCGGCACTGTACCCAGCAAGTCCTGAGCTTTCTGCTGCATGTTCTGCATGACGACATCGCTTTGCCCGAGCGCAGCCTTTCCCTGCTTCGTTATCAGACCATTGTCAGGATTGTTGAACTGGTCATCACCGAACTGATTAAACTGCAGCAGGGCATCCTGGCTAAGCGCTACATCAGCCTTGCGCTTTGCATCAGCCATCATATTGATCGACGTATCAGCAGCCTGCTGGATGCCCTGCACCAGCGGATTTTCCGGCACACGAAGATTGCTCGTCATCACCGGCGCGGTTTGCGTCTGGCTCTGGCGTTGATATTGCGGAACGGTTGGCATAGTCAGCTCCTTTTACTTAGCGGAAAGCGGCTTCCAGGTACCGCCCAGCGTCTTGTATGCATTAAGACCGGTCAGCGTGGAGTTGAGCAGTGTTGAACCTGCGCCAAGCATTCCGGACTGCTTATCAATTTTCCCTTGAGCGCGGCTGGTATCAGCCTGGAACTGCAACCCGGCGGCCTGTCGCTGGCCGTTGTTGATGGTGGTCAGCGCGTCGAGCGTGCCCTGCTGCATGGTTTCAGTTGTCAGGTCCAATGCGTTACCGCTCGTCAGGTCGGCGCCGTTAGCCGCCAGAGCGGTGGTCTGTTGACCGGCAACCCTCCGGGCCTGCTGCCGCTGCTGGTATGCCTGGTCATTAGCTGTATTGATAGTGTCGCGGGCGGCCTGCTCCTGAGCGTCGGCGTTAGCGTTCGCCAGCGCGGCATTAGCGCGGCCTGTCTGAATCTGACTGTAAGCGCTGAGACCGCCAGCAACTGCGGTTACGGCTAGTGCTGCGGTAGCTGGTTCACACATGGGCTATTTCCTTAATGAAATGGTGGAAAGGCATTCTCATCAATCCGTATGGCTCAGGATCTGCCAGGGTGAATCCCATCCAGTGAAGCCAGGATTTTGCTGCGTGGTTACGCGCATCGACGTAATTTTCAAGCACGCGATATCCACGTGACATGTCACGAAGAACCGGTCGGCAGTGGCGGAGGAATGTCAGCGGCTGATGCTCAATGTGGTCGGTGCTTACAAGCCATGGAATACCGCGCCCGGTGATGAACGATGCAGGAGATATACCGAAGATGGTTACCACCTGGCCGTTAATCATCCCTGCAGCGGCTACCGAAGCGCTTTTCATGGCGCGAGTGATGACTTCCTCCGGAGTCATCCCGGCAGCAGCCATAAACTCATCGTGGTCTGCCTGGCGGACATGCGGGAGAATGGCGCTGATATGCTCGTCAGTAACGCTGACTATCTCAACTTTTCGCATATCATCCCCCTACCGTTACGCGCGGTATAATGGCCAGAATGCCAAGCGGCAGCGGATCGGAATGGCTAATTACAACCCGCCCGTTACGCTCCCAGTTTGCATCGAGGTTTATATCGATGATGCCCGTCTTTAGCCCTACCGGGTCGTCGTAGAATTCCCACTCACGCTGGGTATACTCCAGCAAGTGAGCATCATCTGTTCCGGCCCAAACCGAGCGCCCGCTGTTGAGCATTACGCAAAGCTGATTGATGAGTTTGGTCTTATCCAGCAGCGTAGACTGCCCTGCAACGTTCACGTCCAGCGTTTCGATAACCGCGGCTACCGGCAAACCGATATGCACCACTGACGAGTGGTTTTCGATCGTCACTTCGCCGCCTGATACAACCTGCTGAGGTTCAACATTCCCGTCGGCCAGAATGCTGACCGTCTGCCCTTCCAGGTGGGATAATCCGGCAAATGTCTGGCGGGCGATTGACCAGGTGGATTGCGCGCTATTGCGCAGTGCTGCCGGTACATCACGGTTTACCAGCACGGTAGCGACGGTTGAAGAAACGACTTCAGCAATGCTTATGCGCATCGACTTACTGATTCCGTCCTCTGTATACGGAATGTGAATTTCCTGGCTGGTACTGGAGGAATCGAAAATTGCAGTGCTGCAGGTCAGGGTTAGCTCATCCTGATATGTCCAGCCACCAGCGGTGCTAATCGTCATCGTGCGTGTCGAATCGGTATTTTCTCCGCTGTATGACAGCCCGGAATCTACGAAAAATGCATCCTGCTGCTCTGTAAACTGCCTGGTATTCAGTCGCTCAACATAACGAACTGTCGATCCATTCACCGTACGGCGAATAAGCGCATAGACCGCATCTTCCTGCCCTTCGCTAATACTGCAGATCGATTCGACATAGCCATTAATCATCGGGTGCGGATGCCAGGCATATACCTGCTGCTCACGGAGATAAGTCAGCCCAAGCAGCATGCCGTCACTCCTCGCACACCATGCAACGCTGAACGGCTGTACAGACAAAGCCCAGTCCCTGATGCTGTAACCGTTAAACAGGTGACTGGCCAGGAGGGTCAGATCACTTGATTGATAGCTGTCCTGGTCGAATGAGTAAAACAGGTCACGGATGATGGAGCCCTTCTGCTGAACGTACAGTGCAACGCTACCAACGTTGATTGGTGCCAGATCGCTGCTACCGTTGAACGACTGACCGGACATCGCAAAGCCACCGGTTCCCGTCAGATTGCCGTTGCTGTCGCCTGTCACCTTGAACTCTCCGCCGCTGGTCAGCACGATAAGCTGACCGACATCGAGAAGGTGCAGGATTTTGTTCAGCTGGCGACCGGCGTAGTTATAGGTGATCGCATCGTCGTCAACCTTCGGGTTGCTGCGATAGAAGTTGTGATAATCACCGGTACGGCTACACCATATAGTTTGAGGAAATGCCCGGCTGCCGCCGAAAATCAGCCGCTGCTGGTAATAGGTAACTGTACCCGGGTAGCCGTCTGTATCGTTCCAGGCATAATGCGCCCATTTGTAAGTGGCGAAGGTGCTACCTACCACTTGCGCTGGCAGCTCGATCTCACCATCCTGACGTGGCACAACGTCGGCCGTTGCAGTTAGTCCATCTCCGGCGACGGCTGTAATACGGCACACGCCAAAACCACTATGCAGATAGCGCCATAGCACACCGTTACGGCCACCAAGACCCCAGCCATCCCAGGAATCTCCCGTTGTATGGGTCGGAGCAACAGTGCCGGTTGTGCCATTAGAACCGCCGTCAACACAGCGATAAAAGTTCTCCTGATATCGGCACTCGTCACCGATCCCGATGTCTTTATCGGTTTCCCACCGACCAACACTATCTACCGCTTTCTGTTCCATGTAGAACAGTTTTCCCACGTGCTGGCTTTTGAAAATCGGGCTGTTGGCAGTCAACGTTACGGAGCCAGTTCGGCCTGAGGCGTACACAGTTACCGAGTCGTCTGTGTTCAGGTCCTGGAATGGCCCGCTGGTTGTTGTCACTGCGGCGGTGCGCCAGTCAGCCTCTCCGTAACGGCGGATCTCAAGCGGCGGATAATCGTTGTGGCACACTGTCATCACATCGGCAGACTGCGTAAATTTCAGCTCAGAGATGACGCTCACCGGCCATGGGGTAGCAACTTCAACAGGGCCGCCGCCGTCCGTAACCAGTGCGCCGTTAGACCAGACACGAAAATAGTGATCACCGAGCTCGAGCGCATAGGTTTGCGATACACTGAACTGGAACGGTATTAGCCGGCAGTAACGGTCTGCATATTTCGCGCTCCCCAGGAACCGGAAACCGGGACGATTTTCAATGCCGCCTGACTGCCGGACGATAAAGTTGCGGCAGCGGCGCAACGACGTCTGGTATTTTTCAAGATCGATTCGACCATACAGTGAAGGAGATATCTCGCCGCCTGCAAGCGACGGCTGCACCAGTGAATAGGCCATCAGCAGATCCTCGCACTGGCAAGGTCAGACATCGCCTGCTGCGGTTCATGTGCCTCATCAAGAGAGCGTTGCATGGCCGCCGTAAGCACCTGCTGATAATTGGCCATTGCCTGCTGACCGAGACTGGCATTTGCCGCGATCGGCATGGCTATCTCTGCCGCCATACGCCACGAAAGAGCATCAGCGAACAGGGCATCAAACATCGTCGGGTCAGTAATGCTTTTCACGTATAGCAGTACCGCCTGAGACTCATTGGTATGAATGACGCGGCCAGTGCCATCTTCATTGCTGCCAACTTCAAAAACAGGCTTATCCTGCAGAGCGATATGAGACCCAGTGAACCACTTCGGTAATATGGCAGCTATGCGCGCGCAGTCGGTCGGGTACTGATACCGGAACAACCATCCCGGCGCAGGGTCGCCAAGGTCAGCCAGGACAACGCGCGACATGGCAAAGTTCCAGTCGTTGTCTGCCAGAACTGCGTCGCGCATGGACTCGTAAAACAGGTTGCAGGTATATGCCTCTTTGGTCTTTTCGGTGAGGCTATTAATCGTCCGGCTGTTGCCTATACGTGCCAGCGCGATATTGCAGATATTGATCACTGATGCCATATCATCCACCAACTAAAAAGGGGCTTTCGCCCCTTTGGTTATGAGGGCTTACACCCCGAGTTCTTTTCGCCTTTCGGCGATCTTCGCCTTCAGAGTTTCCGCTTTGGTATTGAAATGCGGCGCTTCGCCGAACATTTCTTCATACTGTTTGCGCAAATCGTCGAGCTCGGTTAACTCTTCTGCACTGGCCGGGACAATCTTTTCGCTCAGGCTGGCATCAACGGAAACCAGATTACTTCCCGGCTCACCGTCGTAGGTAACGATGTCGCCCGGCTCATGCAGGCGGCCATTGATGAATGACCGCTTAGCGACTTTGTACTCAGGCATTGGTTTGCACGCCTCCGGTGATACCCGCAGTGACTTTACCAGTGGTCGGCGCAGTACCAGTCACCGTATAGTTCAGACGGATGTAGCGTTCCATCTTCATCGGCAACGTGATAACCGGAGACTTATAGCCCAGCACCAGAGACGCCAGAGGGATCGTCATGGACAGCACGTCCGCAGCTGAACTGAATGCAGAGTTGTCATCGGTTTGCACCGTCACAGTCAGGCTGGTCAGGTTGTTGAAACCTTCAACCACCTGGATAAGCAGCGGGATATCGCCATATTTACCGATATCTTTATTGCTGCCGGTATCAATGACGTTGGTCGAAGCAGCCGTGGCCGTAATGGCCTGAGCTGCGGAAAAAAGCGCTTGCTGGTCGAGCAGCATGATCCCCCCTTACGCCGTTACGGCTGATTCAGTATTCAGGATGGCGTCAGCGCGACGGATCGGAATACCCAGGAAAGAAACGATTTTCTTACCGGCATATTCGTCGATCGTCAGGTTAACGTTTTTCGCATTCATAGCCTGCTTGTGCAGCCAGGCATGGATGGTCTTGTTGCAGTAGATGACCTCTTTACCATCGCCCAGCATTGCTACATCACGCGCGTAGTACGCATCAACCATCATGCTGATGAGGTCGGCGCCGGTTGCAGCATCTTTGGTCAACGTGGTGACATCGATGTTGCAGATGCGCGAGATCGAACGCCAGTCACGGACTGACAGGCCGAGATGCCATTTGAACTCATCACGGTAAGCCAGGAACTGACCGCCGTTCGCATCGCTGACCAGGTCATTACCCAGATCCTGATGCTGGAACCCGGCGACCATACCTTCCGGATAGATCATGTGCGCAGTGTTCTCACCCCAGGACATGAACCAGATGGAGGTATTGGTAGAACCACTACCACCGGCGCTGAATACGTTCTCCGCGCTGGCCGCTTTGGAAGTGCTCAGAGTGTTGAAGCGCGGAGCCAGGCCCATGAACGCTTCCGGCTCAGCATCGGTATTGCCGTAGAAGGTGTAGCGGGAAACCTTGTTGTTAAAGCCCTGCAGCTTGCCCATGTTCTCGGACACGCGGAACGAGTCCGCATTACCGGAGCGATCGGCCAGGTCTTTGTCCACAAAGCCAAGGTCGTACAGCATACCGGTAGTGTCAGTCACCGGAACGGTCTGGGTTTTGGTAGGCTGCACGCCCTGGTTGTAACGGCGCCACACCGGCTCGGGAATACCGGCACGAATGGTGGTTTTGTGCTTGGAACCGTCATTACACGGCACGTAAATCGCATCGGTAATGACATCGTTGCTTTTCGCCAGCTGCTCGACGATTTTAGCGATCCGCCCGTTCTTGTCGGTACGGCTGTACACGTCAAGAAGAGAAGGCAGCGTCTGACCAATTAAAGCCATGATTACACCTCACTATTTTTTGCTTGGATAAAACGCTTCGACCAGATCGTTTTTCGGCGATCCGTTACCCTGGCCAGTGACGAAACTGTCTTCACTCATCAACTTGCCTACCTTTGCGAACGCCCGAACCATTTCCGGGTGGTTACCCAGGCCGGTCGAGTCAAGGAATTCGCGGAACTCTTTCGATGCGAAGGTATCCAGCGCCTTCTGCGCGTGTCCGACGGATACCGTTAATTTGTCGCCACCGATTTCTTTGTCAGCCTTCGTGTCAGCTGCCCACTGTTCAACCTGCTGCCCCCACGACTCAGCCTGGCGGTTCTGGATTTGCTCCTGCAGTTGTGGCCACAGTCCAGCCAACTTCTGCGCCTGGTCATTAGAAAGACCAAGCTCGCGCGCCACGGGCTCAAACAACTCAACAGCTTTTGAGTCCAGCTCAGTGCCTTCAGGTGCCGTTAGTTCATATTTTTCTGGAACCGATGGTTCAGCAGAAGGAGCTGGCTTATCGCCAGTCGGCTCAGGTTTATCACCATCAGCTGGCGAAGGTTCTGGATCTGCTGCTGGTTGTTGCGCTGCTTCAGATTGCTCAGCCGCAGGAGTCGGGGATGGTTCGGATGCTGCTGGAGCTGCCCCACCATCTGCAGGCTGCTCATTACACAAACGCCGATACATCAGACGCTCAAATAAATTCATCGCTATTCCTCGCTGGCCTCTTTGGCCATTGCCAGATACTGATCGGGACACGCTTCCATCACGTCGGAAAAGACTTTCAGTCCCGTGTTACGTTTTCCTTCGGCGAAGGCTGCCGAGAGCGCCTCACCGGTATAAGTCGTACGCCACACTCCAGCCTGCTCAATCAGGCGCCAGATGAAACGGCGGCCGTGTTCTGTCTCGCAGATGAGGCGCAGGTCATTAAGTTCGTTCTCGCGCCGTAACTGCTGCCTTTTGAGCTCATCTGCTGCCAGTTCTTCACGCTCTTCTTCGCTCAGGTAATCAGTCATTGCGTCACCGCCGGCTGCTGAGCAGCATCAGAGAGGGTTTTTAACAGGCTAGGGTCAGCCGTGTTGGTATCGCTCAGGGTCTTAGCAGTTGCGCCAGCTTGCTGGGCCATAGCCATCATCTGCTGCTGTTGTTCCATTTGAGCTCGCTGTTCGCGCGTGGCTTGCACCTCATCATCGGAGTTAACGATCGTGGCCGGTACGCCGAGCATATTTCCGTACTCGTCAATCGTCTGGTCGATATTGAGTTTGTCGAGCGCCGCAGGATTGGCTTTTGCAAGATTCCCAACAAAGCCAACAAAGCGCTCAACGCTGCTGATCCCTATGGATTTTTGGGCCTGTGCCAAAATGGAGACATATTCAACTTTCAGAGGAGTGCCCTGCAGTTCTTCCGGAGGCTCAGGAAAGAGGTTGCGGCGCGCCATGATGTTGAATGTGCGATCAACGAAAGGATCAAGGAATTCATCATTAAGTCGCTCAAGGACTGGACCAAGCTGCAGTAGTTTCTCATCCTGCATTGCGGCCACAGCTTCCACTGGCATGCTCCTGGTGTTGATGGTGCTGAACAGGTTAAACAGGTCAGAGAAGAAGCAGGCTTCAATCATTTGGCGGTCATCGGCAATGCTGCCGAGCATGTCATTAAGCTGCGGGCTGACGGCGTAAGCCGGACGCACTAGCTTGGTAGCATCAACCTCATCGACATAAGTAACGCCGCCAGGGGCAAGGTTGATCAGCTTATTTTTAAGACCTGTCGGGGCCACCATTGGCGGGTTAACAAGCTTATCGATCGCGTTAGCTTTGCGAATTTGCTCCAGCTGCAGCGCCTTACCAGTACCGAGCGCCATCATTCCCGGGCAGTTACTCCCGTAAACGTCTTCCCCGTTAATCTCCCAGCGCGGTGAAAGGATAGGCGGCTCATCAAAACCAGCCTCACGAAGGAGCTTGTCACCGTCTCCGGACAACTCGAAATACACCGATTTGAATGCCTTGTTACGGGAATTCAGCTTGCCATTCACACGATCGATATTGGGCTCTGTCAGATGGACCACATCGAACCATGCTTCATAGTTCGCGTTATCCCAGGCGCCGCGCACGGCGTTACTGACGTTGTCCAGGCCAAACTGCATAACAATCTGGCGGGCAGTCATGGAGAAAACGCGATACGTGGTATCGACTGACAAACGATGCGAGTTTGACAGGTAGTAACTTCCGATCGGCAGAGGATGAGTACGAATCACATCTTCGTCGTCTTCGAGAACCGCCATAGCCGCGGTACCAAAAACACCAAGGTGCCGGTAGATAATCGGCAGGGACTGGTAGACGTTAGAGCGGTTCATGACGTCGTTCATCCTGGTCATGACCACATCAAGCCAGCGTTTTACCGGTCCATATTGCATCATCTCCGGATCCGGCGTTGCCAGCTTAAACCATGGGCGGGTTGGGCTGGTGATACCTGACAGCATGCCTGATTGCAGAGTGCGGGCAGCTTTAGAGGCGGTAGGGTCAACGATGCGGGTATTACGCTTGCTGCCGTTGTTTCTCTCCGTCGTAAGAAAGCGCGTGCTGCGCGGATCGATAAATTCCGCCAGTTCGCGCCAGTGCTCCTCAAAGCTGGTGCGCTCATTTTTGAGCTGCCCCAGGTGTTTGAGGTAATGCTGTTTAGGAGAGAGTTCGGCCATGGATTACGCCCCGAGCAGGGTCTTACCCTGAGTGCCACCAGAAGGCTGCGTTACACCCTGGCTCGACGTCAGGATTGTTGATTTCTGCCCGCCCGCTGCGGCACGGCGACGACGATCGCTATCAGCGGCGTTCTGTACAGCAGAATCGGAAACCTGCGGCGCCGCCTGAACCTGCGGAGAACTCACTTTCGGCTTGCTGATGCACATTTTGCTGCGCTCCATACGCGTTTAAATTATTACCAATTTAACCACATATGATTTATTTGTCGTAGTGTATTGACCTTTTGACGATAAATTATTACCTTTTTGGTAAACACAACATGAAAGCGCACCCCATTCCCTTCCATTGGTGGCTTTGTCGTTACTCAGATGGCGGAGTGCGCTTCCAGGTGTGAAAGCATCCGGCGTATGGCACATGCGTCGATAGCGGTCCGGGGGCTCCTTGGTACATGGCCCAGCGGGTAGCCGGAATGTGCAAGCCATGCCCTGCATGCACGACAGCGACTCACCATCGTGGCGGTACGGTGTGACACCTCGGAAGAGACGAGGATATCAGCCAATCACGCTAAGCATCTCTGCAGGTGCTTAGCGGGACTGGAAGAGTTACCACTTGGAGACGGTCCCTTTAAATGTCCTGGACAGTGGCGGTTCCGCACCGATAACGGCGGCGACAAGATGATGCAAACGGGAAAGGTCGTTAAAACTCGTTAGGCCGATGAGTTCAAATGGCTATAAAGAACTGACAGCCTGGAAAGACAGGCACACAACAGGTAAGAGCATTTACATCATCGGGGTTGCATATGCGGTACCTGAGTGCTCTTTCCGTTGTGGTTTTCCTGATGCTAGTTGGTTCGGTTGCGGCGGATACCAAGGCGACGAAAGGAAATGCTGACGCACAGCACCACAACCCCATCACGCCTCAGGACCGTGATACCCGTAGTTCCAGAGCAAGTTTGGCGGTGGCAGTTATTCCCTTTCTGACCACCGCCCTTTTTACAGCAGGACGCCATTGCGATGACTTCATGCTGTAAACCCTGTGACACCCAGCCAAGGACGGCACTTTCCATCATCCCTGTTTCGCCCGGTTCGTCCGGGCATTTTTTTTAGAGAGGAAATTATGAAATTTGGAGAAGCTCTTGAGGCAGTTAAATCCGGCGCAAAGATTTACCGTGAAGGCTGGAATGGCAAAGGTCAGTTTGTCATTAAGGCAGGTGGATACACCGTCAGCGAACCTCGCCCCGGCAGTGATTATGCAAAGGCGGGGATCACTGGTGAATTTACTATTGCGCCACACCTCGACCTGAAAAACGCACAAGGCATTATGCAACCGGGCTGGGTTCCGTCGATGGGCGATTTATTCGCTGATGATTGGCTGGCAACGCCAGTCATTCACGACCACGCTTGCATCAACTGCTTTACCGGCAAAGGCCCTTGCCTCGGTGATTGCAACGTGACTGATACCAATAAGTCGATGGCTCTATCATTCGAAGATGTAGTTAAACCTGTAATTAAATGGCTGAATGAAAACGCTAACCCGCATGCCTTGGTAATCATTGATGTAACCAACGCTACGCTACTCATTGGGGAAATAGGCATTCGCACAGAAAAATATTTAAAAGACTAATCCGTGACATGTCACAATTAGCCCGCCGATGCGCGGGCTTTTTTACGCCCACGGGTCGTACTCGCTGATCACATTGGGCTGCTTGCCGCCGGCAGAAGGGAAATCCGAACGCTTCGTCACCGGGTATGCGAACGTCAGAAGCAGCGCATCGCCCTTGCCCGGAGACCGGCCAAGACGCTCTTTGATATCTTCCTTCGGCTCCATGACGATCTTACCGTCCACCCTCACCTTGTACTCTGCCGCGGACAGGTCGTCCGCCGTCTCCTGGTCGTCCAGCGCGCCGCCGAGCTTGAGCCACGTCTTGCAGGCGTTGAACATCTCGCCGCGCTTATTCAGCATCTGAGGATCTGCCGATGCGCCGCCGAACGGTACAAGCTGCCAGGTGCGGCCCCAGCCATCACCGATTGACTTCAGCCCGGTGCCGTAACCGAAGTCGATAAACACCGCGTCAGCCTGGTACTGGTCCTCAAAGTCAGCGATACGCTTCGCCATAATCAGATCGTCGGTGGTCTTGTTGCCGGTCCAGAGCACTTTGCTGTGCAGCCCCTGGCGGAGATAAATCACTGCATCATCCACGCCGGAATATGCCGGGTCGACGCCGATTATCCGCGGGGCGTGCGCCACCTGCGCAGCGGTAACCACGCGCTTCATCGCTTCATCGGTAAGCCCGGTAGGGATAAACTGCAGTTCTGAGGCATCAGGGAAGATCCCGCGCACACGCACCTTCACAAAGTCGCTGTCCTCGCCGTAGTCGTCCACCCATTTCTGCAGCTGCTGCTTGTTGGTGCCTTCGACGGTGCGGCTGTCGATCTGCGCGCACTTCCAGCGGTGCTTGTATTTGCGGAAGCACTCCCGGAATCGCCCGGTGTTGCGCGTCGGGTTACCGAACGCCACCCAGATGATTTCGGTGTCTTCGTCCGTCAGCGCACCCTCGGCAACCTCCCAGACCAGATCCGCGATGTTGGATGCTTCGTCGAACACCACAACGATGCGCTTGCGCTCGTTGTGCAGGCCAGCAAACGCCTCGGTGTTGTGCTCAGACCAGGGAATAGCATCGGCGCGCCAGCGTTTGTCGTGACCCGGATCGTTGCTATACATCGCTGTGGCGGTGCAGGTGAACCACTCTTTCGTGATAGCCAGGTTCGACCATTTGATGATTTCCGGCCAGGTCTTGGTGCGCAGCTGGTTGTCGGTGTTAGCGGTCACCACCACCTTGCAATCTTCACAGGTGGACATGGCCCAGTTAATCAGCATTGAGATGAACGCAGATTTGCCGATGCCGTGGCCGGATGCGCGGGAAATCATTAGCGGCTGGTGACGTGTCGCGGGATTCTGCAGGTGCTCGCCTATCTCGCGGAATGCGTCAGCCTGCCACTGTCGCGGCCCGGAGGCGTGCGCCAGCTCTGTGCCATCCTCGCCCCACGGGAACGCATACAGCGCATAGCCAAGCGGGTCATGGGTGAAGCTGGCGATATCGTCGATCAGCTGTTCTTCCGGGGATAAAGCGGCGTCTGTCACTGGTCACCACCCTGGCGCTCTTTCAGGCGTCGCCGGGCGGCAGCCATGCGGTCGGCAATGGTAACGTTCACGTTAACTTCCATGCGCTCTTTGAACGCGTTAACGTCGACGTGCTTACCGATGAGCTCGAGGTTTTTCACCTTGTCGGGCCATTTCACCTTCTTCAGGATATGCTCGACATCCTCAACAGAGAGATCCGCCTCGCCATTCTCTTTTTGCAGAGAAGCCTGGGTCGTCTTGATGGTAGCGATATCCATAGCACTGAGAGAGGTACGCCAGACCTTCGGCCATTCAGCGATCGGCTTCATCCCGCCGTCATCGTTCAGGATATCCAGCACATCCATCTGGTCGATTTCCACCAGGCGCAGCAGCACGTAATCGGCACTGACGCGCAGGCGCTTGTTGCGCTCCTCCATGAGCTCAGCAATTCGTTTCTGGATACGCTCATCACGCATCATTGTGCTGGCTTTGACGTGGGCAGACTTTGGGGAGAACCCGGCATTGATGGCCGCCTGCGTCTGATTTTCAGGGCATTTCACATACTCCTGGGCGTAGGCTTCCTGCATCACCGTCAACGGTTTGTACTGAGTTGATTTGCGCTTCGGATCCTTTGGCATGGTAAACACCCCGAAAATAATTACCCTTTCGGTAATAATACCATGCCGCCAGCGATGTTACATGATCGGAATATCATCATCACTCACCCACCCGGCCCGGTTTATCAGGTAGGTAACGACTCCCCGCACTTCAACATCGTCCAGGGCGTCCCCTTCCAGCGCCTCACCATCATCAGTAATCAGCGCCTGCCCGCGGACAACAGCGAATTCAGTTTTCCCGGCATATGCGATAAGGACATGATCACCCTGCTTTGGCCTGCGGCAGACATCGACGATGGCATAACCGGCGGCAGTCTCCAGGGCGCGACAGTTGGCGTCATACTGACAAAGGCGGGAAACGGTTAGCGTTTGCTCAACGTAGTCTGCGGCAGGTGATGGAAACCCCATGATGACCTCACATAAAAAACACTGTATATTTAAACAGTATAATCATGCGAGGATTTAGTCAACCTGCCGTGACATGTCACAGCGGTAGTTTTGTTTCGTGCCAGCCAAGAGTAGCCCAGCACTGAGAGTCACCAGCGCAAGGGCATGATGCCACCGGCAGTTGATCGCCGCACTTTCCGCAGCGCCGTTTACTGATGGCGTTAATCCGGCCGCGCACCCGGGCATCATCCTGGCGGATCAGCAGCGCGATGTACTCGGCCATTTCGTAGGGATCGCGACCAGGGCGCCGGGCGGCGCAGTTACGGGCCAGCATCTCCTGCTCCTGCTCATCCAGCACCAGTTCAATTTTGCGCTCACCGGCGGCGGACTGCCGCGCGCGCTGCGCGGCTTTGCGTTCTGCGGGGGATTTAGGCACCTTTCACCTCCCGCCTCATCTTGGTGATTGGGTTATTCCAGGAGTCGATATCCTCTTGAATCACCTTGCCGCTACCGTGGCACAGCTCGCAGGAAGAAAGAAGCCCGTAGCAGACCGGGCATTTCTCAAATGGCCCAAACTGGCGCTTCCATTTTAGCAGTGCTGCACGTTTGCCAAGTTCTTCGATGGTGCGCATCACTACACCTCCTGCGGTGCGGCCGGCAGCGGCATCCAATGAGTTACGATTGGACGGTAATTTGCTTTTCCAACCCATCCATCTCCATCATGCCAACAAACGAATGGTTGTCCGTAAGTACCAAAATCAGCGCGTTTTTCAATGCAAAGAACAGGCTCAGTATTATCAGGAATACGCTCGCTTACCGGAATCCATTTACCCGGCACGGTGGCCGGTTCACTGCCGAGTGACTGCGGGGCGGCTGCGAGCATCAATTCATAAATTTCCGCCACCTCTCCAGTTTCGTTGTCTCGCATCGCTGACAAAATCATTTCCGCTGTCGGCTCCTTCGGCACCATCACGTAACCATCCGGAATTACCGGAGAGTTGACCTTTTCGGTGTCGTCAACGGAATGGTTATCCTGCAAGCTGGTACCTTCATTGGTGAGGGTACCATTCTGGAGCATGGCAGCTCGACAATCGTTCCATCCTGACAGATACCCAGCATCAATATCTCTGGATACGGGAATTGCATCCGGCACTACCGGCGCTGGCTGCGGTACTGCTTCGCGATACACTGGAATATATCCGGGGCCTGCATCTTCGCTACCAGCCTCACCGTCAACTACGCCGCGAGCTAAGTACGCGTCATTGAGCCAGGCGATGGGCTCACGCTCTACTACCGGCGCTGGCTGCGCGTGGCGATAGAGCGGGATGGTGTAACCTTCGACAGCATTCCGCGCACGGTCAGCGGGCCACGCACGAAGATACAGCCCTGTCGCATGCATGTTCGAAATTTCGTGCTTCTCGGTATACGCCACCGGCTCGCTGTCCATTGCGGCCTTGCGTCGTTCCTGTAGTTCACGCAAGCCATCAGCAGCAGCCAGCAGGTCTTGAGCTCCACGAACGTTTGTCCACTTGAGATTGCAGGCGTAATGCTCCAGGCGCTCGATTACCGAGGTAACACGTTCGTCTGTTAACTGGTTATTGGTCATTGGTTGGCTCCCCGAAATAAAATTGCCTGCTGAAAACCGATTAAGAACCAGCCCATCTGCGCGCTGGCTCATTTCGTACCAGTCCTCTTTGTTGAGGTCAGAAACGAGGTTGTCACCACAAATGCAAATATCGGCACCGCGTGGTTCTGAGTCGTATATGGCACCTGGAGTAAACCAGTCAGGTTTGGTCGAGCTAACGCAAAGCATTCTTGCAACAGCCATCTACTCAGCCTCCCACTTGATGCCCTTCGCGGTCAGCTCAGCCTTAACGTCTTGGCTATAGTTAAAAACTCCATCAGACCATACGTATCTGTCTCCAGACACAACCTGCCGCAAGTCGGGCAGCTTCACGGTGACGGAGCGGGACTCCAGCTCGGCCAGCTGGCGCTCAGCCAATTCCGCGCGAGCATCAAGCGTCACGTTAGCGGCACAGAGTTTTTGCTCTGCTTCTTCCAACTCGGCGATGCGTTTCTCGGCTGCTCTACGCTTGCGGAACTGGGCTTTACGGCTTGCTTTAAGGTTATGCTTAGCCAGTTCTGCCATGTAGAGTTGGTGCTCTGCGTTAGCCAAGCGCTGGCGAACTTCATCATTCTCCAGTTCATCAATCCGATGCTGCGCCTTCTCCAGCGCCTCTACCAGCGCTAGGATATTGGCAGGGTTAGCTAGGGCGATGAACTCTCCATTCCTGTCTGTCTGAGCTTGGGTGAAATCACCACTATCAACATAGAGGATTGAGCCCTGAGATTCATCACTGCCTACGTCATACTCAATGCTGGTATTTTTCGGAAAATAAACCCATTGACCCGGAGTCGCTTTCTCTGCTGCCGCTTTCAGGCTCTGCGCCAGTTCGGTGATATCAGTTGTCATGCTGCACGCTCCGCCTTCTGCTTGTTGTATAC